GTATTCAGATTGTTCTTCTGGTGTCAGGTCATCGATCGATAGCTCATCGCTGTACGTGAGTTTGCTTCGTTCATTCTCCGCGAGTGTCTCATACTTTCGCTTGCTCACCTCGTTGCCACCGGCGTCAAAATACATAGTATCGAGACCCTTCTCGTGAATCTTTCGATACACGGTCTTGGTTTTCTTCGTCTTGCGTCGTTCGCACAAGTTTTGTTCATATTCATATAAATCAACGATGACTTCAGTCTTTTGAATGTAGTACACCACATTCGACATTTCTCGTTTTGGCATACGAATGGGTCTTCGTGTGGGTTCTGTGAAATCACAGTCTTGAGTGACCTTGGCGACTGTATAGTTCATAAGAGCGCCGTCACCTTGTTTTTGTGTATACCCGGGAGCCACATTGGACGTCGTCACGAGATCCCCCGATTCGAGTGAGCCAGCCACATCCATGACCCAGATTTGAGTATCACCCTTGGTGTCCACGAGCGTATCGTAATCGTTGGTATCCGTCATTTTGTTAGAGACGACCCCGTACCATTTCTTGTCCATGTAGACATTCGAGAGCGCCACGATGGGTGTGGTATTCGTCTTGTGGGTGTTGGTGTTGGCACTCACGACGAGACCCACAGTGTTTTGACCCCACACGTTCGAAACGGTGGTCTTTGAACGAGGGAGTTCGGTGACGATTTCTTGAATGGACTTGATCGTGTACGGAATGAGTTGATCGTATTGGACTTGTGCAGGATCACTTCCCCACACGGAATAGTCGGGATCGTCTTCGAGATTATCACTGGGGGCTGGGGGCTTTTCTGGTGTTGGGTCGGCGTACGCCCCCAAGTGAACGGCGTGTCTCAATTCAGGTGCGTCGTACCACACGTCTTGCGCCATGAGACCAGACTCGTAATGTGAAATGTCGGGTTCATCCAATTTGAACTTTTTGAAGTAGCTTTGTGGCGACAGTTTCATGAGCGTCGTGGTCGCGTCCTTGATGCGCACTTCCTTGACCTTCAGACGATCATCGGAGCTGGAGTATGAAATTTCACCACTTGTTGTGTCGTAATACATAGCCGTACCAGTCCTGCTGCGCAGGGGTTTCACAAAGAACGCACTGGCGCCGGTTGTTTGTAGGGTATGGTTGTTGCGGGCGTTGATGGCGATGGTGTTGTTGTGTTGGTTGTCCCGACCTGCGAAGTACCCCAGAGCCACGGCGCCGCTTCCCTGATTTGACTCCGCACACCGGTACCCTATAGCGATAGAGTTGCTGCCTTGACTTTTCCAACCCGCCTTCGTCCCTACAGCGATGGAACGCACACTTTGAGAGCTCTGACCCGCATTGTTGCCCAAAGCCACTGAGGAGTTGTTTTGGTTGTATTGACCAGCTTCGTGACCGATAGCGACGCTGTGGGTTAGTTGATTGCTCTCACCCGCGCGAGCGCCCACGGCGACGGACTCGCCGCGTTGATACCAATGGCCCGCTCGCCACCCTATAGCCACCGATAGAGAACCTTGACTTTCGTAACCCGCTTGAAGTCCCACGGCGACGCTATAACTACTCTGAGTTGAAAATCCCGATTGGAAGCCTATAGCCACACTATAGGGTCTTTGATCCCAATAGCCGCTTTGGTTTCCAATAGCCACCGATTGAGTTCCCTGATGTACACGACCACACCAGAAACCAATGCCGACAGATTGGGCTCCTTGATACCTCCAGCCAGACTGGTAGCCAATAGCCACAGAATGAGCCCCCTGTATATCGTGGCCAGCGTTATAACCCAAAGCCACTGATTGAGTAGATTGGTACGATTGTCCGGCATTGGAGCCAATGGCGACCGAAAGGGCATTTTGGGACAATTGACCAGCCACATAACCGATAGCGACTGATTGGGACCCCTGGGTGGATTGCCCAGACTGGTAGCCCATAGCCACAGATTGAGATCCTTGAGCGGACCCTCCACATTGATAACCGATAGCAACGCTATAATTATTTTGACCTTCACCCCCCGCCAGTCGGCCCAACGCAACACATTCAACTCCCTGACTCGAATATCCGCAATCGTGACCCAAGGCAACAGAACCCGCTCCCTGAACATATCTTCCGCAACCATACCCCAATGCGATGGAGCGCAGACCCTGATCTACTTGTGCGGCACCAAAACCATACGCGGAAGAATATTCCCCCTGCCTGATCTCACCCGCACCCCAACCAACTGCCGTGCACCATGCGTTTTGACCTTCTTTACCGGCTTGTACACCAATAGCCACAGACGAAGACCCCTGAGAAGTATTACCGGCTCTGGTACCTATAGCAACCGACTGCTGATCCTGATTTGACTGGGCCGCTAAATAACCGATGGCCACACACTGACGCCCCTGGTCAGTCTCCCCGGCTTCAGAACCCACTGCAACAGATTGTGAAGACTGAGAAGTCCGCCCACACTGATACCCTATAGCCACCGACTCGGTATTCTGATTAGATTGCCCAGCTTGATAACCTATCGCAACGGATTGTACATTTTGCCCAAACTCTCCACATTTATAACCGACCGCAATTGATTGTGAACCCTGTTTTGACTGACCCGCTTGAAAACCCAACGCAACCGATTGAGATCCCTGACCACTCTTCCCGGATTGAAAACCCATAGCCACCGACTGGGTATTCTGGGCTGTTAGACCAGCCTCATAACCTATAGCAACAGATTGTGTATTTTGACCTGTCTGTCCCGCATTTAATCCAATGGCAACAGATTGAGACCCTTGAGAAGTCATACCAGATTGATGACCTATAGCCACGGATTGTTGTAGTTGTGTATCGTAACCAGATCTATATCCCATCGCTACGCATTGTATACCCTGACTTGTTTTTCCACATTCATAACCAATAGATATAGATTTGTCACCTTGACTTGTTTGTCCACATTGGTATCCAATAGCGGTTGTTTTTGTACCTTGACTTGTTTGCCCGGATTGATATCCTACGGAAACAGACTGAGCACCTTGCGAAATCTGACCAGCGTCTATCCCCACTGCAACACTGGAAGTTCCCTGGATTGACTGCCCCGCGTTAGAACCGATGGCAATAGAAAAGGAATTCTGGCCAATTTGGCCCGAATTATAACCCACACTTACCGCCTGCACACCCTGACTCGTTTCACCTGATTTATGACCCACGGAAACGGTTTCATCACCTTGAAGCGTTACACCGGCACGAAAACCCAAGGAAACAGAACCCGCTCCCTGCCCAGATTGCCCAGATTGATACCCTAGAGCTATAGATTGTGTATTTTGACCTATCTGTCCAGATTGATAACCAATCGCAACAGATTCTGGGTGTTGGGTTGTCTGTCCAGATTGATAACCCAAGGCGGTTGATCGATCACCCTGATCTGTGTGTCCCGTTTGATAACCAAGTGCAAGACTTTCGGTACCTTGATTGACTTCCCCAGATTCGAATCCCAAAACGAGACTATTAGCACCCTGATTTACACGCCCCGATTTGTACCCGATCGCCATAGATTGTATTCCCTGAGCACTCTGCCCGGATTGATACCCCATAGCAATAGATTGTGCATTTTGACCCAACTGCCCGGATTCAAAGCCAATTGCAATAGCTTGAATGTCTTGGCTTGTTTGGCCAGATCTGTGACCGATAGCCACAGATTGAGACCCCTGTGAAGTCGTACCCGATTGATTACCTACAGCCACCGACTGCATTTCCTGTGAGGTTTTACCGGATTCGAATCCGACAGCTACAGATTGAGTGTTTTGTGAAACTTCACCCGCATTATCGCCAATCGCAACAGATTGTGTTGATTGATATGATTGTCCAGCGTTAGATCCGATTGCCACCGAGAGACTATTCTGACCCAACTCACCCGCCGTAAAACCTATAGCTACAGATTCGGACCCCTGATTGTCCCGCCCCGCGCTATGACCTATAGCCACGGATTGGGAGCCCTGACTGGTTTTACCGGACCTATATCCAATGGATGTGGATTTATTTCCCTGAATTGACTGACCACTTTGATAACCCAATGCACTAGCCTGCTCCCCTTGGTTAATCTGTCCAGTTTGAAATCCCACAGCTGTACCCTGATTACCCTGATTCGACTGACCCGCTTGAAATCCAAGTGCAAGTGTTTCGTCTCCTTGGTTCACTTCAGCCGTTCCAAATCCAAAAACGAGACTGTTATTACCTTGATTCACTCGTCCACATTTATAACCGACCGCAATTGATTGTGAACCCTGATTTGACTGACCCGCTTGAAAACCCAACGCAATTGACTGCGTACCCTGAATGACCTGTCCGGACTCAAAACCCACAGCAAGCGATTGTGCACCCTGGTTAGACTGCCCGGATCTATATCCAATCGCAACGGATTGTGTATTTTGGTCAATCTCTCCACACTCCTGCCCAACGGCAACAGATTCCGCCCCCTGGCTCGTGTTACCTGCGTGATACCCCACCGCGACCGACCTCGCACCTTGTTTTAAAAATCCAGATTTAGACCCTACCGCGATCGCGTTTTCACCTTGATCCGTCTTACCCGCATCTTTGCCAATTGTAATTTCATTAAAATTATAGTTCACAGATGTGGGTGGAGTTGACGTTGTTTTTTTGGTATTGTCCTGATTAAGTTCAGCCATATATACATGATTGAATCTCCCGGCATTACCAATGAACGGCATAACTATTACATTAATCGGCGAATAAAATGCCACCCAACCCGTTACGTATTCTAAACACATTATAGTTAACTACGTAAACAGTGAGTTCGTTATCTAATGTACGATTTGTACCCTTTACTATATCTCTAATTACAATCTTCGCGTTATCTAAACGACTAAAATTACATGTCCCTGATGGCTTATATTCGGAAGCATTTCTACAAAAGTGATAGGCGAAATATCTAGTATATAGAGGACAATCCTGATCTTCAATAAAGCTGATAAGACCAAACTTTGAACTTATATAATTTTGTACAGTGTGAAAGTAAATTGGGGACATATTTTCAACAAGTGCTGTACCGTTTAGATAAATATCGGCACCACTAAACGATAGTTTATCTTCTTCTATAACACCACCCTGTGCCGTGTAACCGAAGAAGATACTTTTCACGGGGTGATTAAATACAGAAATATCCAATGTAGTTTTTGGAAGTTGGACATCACCCTTTAAATTTTGAACTTGTGTGATTATAAGATCTGTTGGTGTTTTTATAAATTTATTGCGTTCTTCGGTATCCAAAAATACGTAATTACCGTAACATTTTACACCAGACACATCTTGATTGGCAAAGGTTATTCTAATTTCAGCTTCATGAAACTGCAAAGCACAAAGTGGTAAAAACATATCGTTGTCACAAAAGAAAAAATGAAGTGGTAGAAACTTATTATTTGATTGTGATGTTTTGTTTAAAATTTCCTGTGCCTTTACAAAATTTTCAGCCAAATAGTTCTGCCATACATCTGAAATAAAGTCATATGGGTGTGAATCAATCTTAACGCCTCCTATATATAAATCTATAACTGCACCATCAAATTTAGTTAAAAGATCTACACCTTCAAACCATACTGCATTTACAAGATCACCCCAAGTTGGGATAATTATGGTGCTGTCTTTTGTTGTAACTTCCTTTATGAGTCGTGGCGCTTGTGAAAAATTTGTATGCCGTTTGTATTTCATACTAAAGAGAGACGCCCCCTCGTCACTTGTTATATAAACATCTTGCGCACCTTTGGACACGAGCTGAACCAATGCACCTGACATTTATTTATTGTTCAGATTATAAAAACAGACACTTTCCCTGAGGGAATTCATCCTTTCTTTCCTGTTCAACTTTACCGTGAATTTTAAAACCACCTTGGCGATACACTTTCATTCTCTTGTAAAACATAGCTGTGAAGAGCGACCAAGGGTCATGAATATCATAAATATGTGGATTATTCTTCTTCCCCTTGGTTTCTCTCATTATACGACCTATACTCTGGGTTATATCAGACTTAGGGGACGCCAATATAACTGTATCCAGGGTTGGTATGTCTAATCCTTCGTGGGCTTGCGAGAAAGTTGCAAATATGATCTTTTTCTTGGAAGAAGCCTGGAGGTCAGCCTCCTTCATTCCACCCATGTAGAGACCCGAGTTTTTTGGAAAACATTGATGGAGCATCTCACAGTGCAAACGTCTGTCACTTAGAACAAGAAGCTGTCTTGTACCAGCTGAAGCCCTCTTGATCAATTCCACAAGCATCTGATTTCTCTTTCTATCTTCTACAATTTCCGTAATCATATTTGGCATGGATACTTTACCAAATCTTGTTGAAGGTGGTGGGTTCCTGTAATTGAATGATTCATATGTAATGCTAAATACTTCAACCTGATCCTGGTTCTTCCTTTCAACTGCAAAGAACGTGGGACCCATGAACCAATGGAGAACCTTTGTGAGACCATCCTTTCTTTCTGGTGTCGCTGAAAGTCCAAAGATGTGTTTGGGGCACATTTTGAAAAGAGATTGACTGAATACCTTAGCACATATATGATGAGCTTCATCAACTATGAGAGTTCCTATAGAATCAAAGTCACTGAATGAGTACTCCTTGAGGGAGAGTGATTGAAGCATAGCTATTACAAAGTCACAGTCAACCTCCTTCTTGTCCTGTTGAACGATACCTATTGTGGCACCTGGACAGAACTGTTGGATTCGCTCTCTCCACTGATCTGCTAGGAACTGTTTATGAACGACAATCATTGTACGATAACCCAATTTACACGCTATTGCGAGTGATACGGTGGTCTTTCCGTACCCACAAGGGAGTGAGAGAACCCCATGACCCACCCTAATGGCTGCAGTGAGGGCCTCATTTTGGTGAGTTTCGTCTCGTAACTTACCAACAAATTTGGCTGTAGATCTTGCTGGTTCTGGGCGTCTGTCCCCCCGAGGTTTTCCAACCCGACTAACTCCATAGAATCTTGGAACGCACACTCCATTCTTAGCCGTTCGGAAAACCTTAAAAGGCGGAGGAGGAAATCCATAATCGCCATTGACTACGGGTCTTACCGTAAGTTCTTTT